AGTGAGTCGGCAAAGTCATCAGAGCCTCCTGTAGGATGGCCAATTTTTATAGTTCCTGAGGCTGCTTGTTCTACAACTAGTTCTTTAAGTTCTTTTGTTTGTATTTCGTTATCTAGAAGGTCTATTCCTTGAGTGTGGACTAGTTTCTTCATATTGAAATAGATTTTCTTTTTAAATGTAGGACTGAACGTATGCTCTTGCAAGACTACGTTGTGGTTATCAAAGATCTCTTTTAGAGGCTGAAACGCATACTGGTCAGCTGCGACCCATGGAATATCAAACTCTCTACACACAGTCCGCACGTACGCGGCCACATCACCGGCTCTGATCGGCGATTTTTTACTTCCTTTCCATCCTTTAGAAACATATTGCTTGACTCGGACTCCGTCATACCCTACTACTGAGAATGTAAATCTATCTGATTTAAAAGCCGCGTCAATCGCAGCGTAGTATTTAGTTTTGCCGTCTTTATCTGAGGCTCTAAATTTAGTACCTCTAACAACTGCCATGTCGATAAACTCAGGCAAAATAAAATTAGAAAGTGAATCAACAAAATTTGATCTATATTCGGTGTCAAAACCGTCTTCGTCTAATTGCCATTCAATTACAAATTCATCTGCTGGAAGTATAGTGTTCCATACCCATGATGGTGCTTTGAACACAACGTAGTTTGAAGGTAGCGTTCCTTCTTGCCACTTTAAATACTCATCGTAAAGAACACCTTGCTTAATTCCTGGTGATGATAGCTTGATCATGAGAGCTTTTTTGCCAAACTGTTTCATGTTTGGTCTTACGGCTTTCATAATGTCTTTATCAGTTTCTTTGGCGTTTTCGTCTAAGTTCCAATATGCAATCTCGTCGCACAGTACCGCGCAAGCTGCAGTACCCCTTGTGGTTTTCTTTGACGCGGCACCAACTTTAATCTGAACTCTTGAGTATTCTATTTTGCCATCAACTATCCAAGGAACTCGCAGATTCATTGTTGAGGCTGAATTCTTTTTCTTTTTGTCAATTAGTCTAGTTAATACTACAGACTCTTCTATGAGCGTTCTGATTAAGTCTAGAACTTCATCAGAGAAGTCTCTTGAGTGAGATAGAATTAGAACATGGGCTGATGGTGTTTTTCTTAGATACGGCTTCCAGTTAGTCGTAATGGCACAATAAATAGCCAGCATCGCAGATAGTGTGGTTTTACCGCCTCGTCGTCCAACTACTAAGTCAATCATATTTATGATAGTCTGTTCATCTGGATCTTTATCAAAAAAGTATCTACGACCTGTCATGGATCTATAAAGATCGGTCTCAGTCATTTCCTGGGTGAATAGTATGAAATTGCCATCAGCGTCGGCACTTTCTTGATACACTTTATGTTTAGTAAATGGATCTAACTCTTTATTGAATATGATTTTTAGAGCCACGGTCTGTGCAGGTGTCGGACTGAAGTCCATAAATCCGGCGGCCTTGATGAAGTTGTTAATAGGATCCTTTTGGATCTCTTTAACTAGTCCATCAAAAACTTGAGCAAATTGTTTGGTGTTGAGTTTATCTACTGAGAGCATCTAATCTCCGCTGTCTAGTAGATGCTTATAGTTACTAACATCTATAATGTCGTCCTCTCCAGGAATGACGGACTCTGTAGGTTTTTTGGTGTTGATGATCTCGTCAAGTCTGTTTAGAAGCATCCTAACGCCTTCACTCATAGTGACGCTTTCTTTTAGTTGAGCTAGCTCTCTGGACACATTAGGAAGCTTGATTTGCATAGGAATTCCATCAGTGTTCTTGAGAATATCGCCTGTGGTAGGATGCCTTTTGTAGAAATCACCGTGCCTGGCAAAGTAAGCCAGATAGTCTTCTAATTGCTTTTCTAATTGGATTATTCTTAGCTTTTTAAAATCGTTTTCAAGCCCCATTAACTTTTGAGACTGATTTAGCTGTACGTTTTGGATTTTACTGATGCCTTCAATGATATAGGCTTTTCTCAGCTCTACAAGATTGTGAGTCTCAATTACTTCTTGGACTCTAGATAGCGGCAAATAGAGTTGATCTGCAATCTCTTCTGCAGTCATACCAGAGGCTATGAAATTTGATTTGATTACTTCAAGAGATACTCCAGAATGCATGATGCTTCTAGGAGCTGTTCCTTTTTCTGGAATAATTGAAGTCTTTTTGTCTAAGTCTCTATTCTCTTTATCTGACATAAGGTAATCCTTTACCTTCTAATTATAACAACTTACAGTTTTAACTATAAAAATCTAGAAACCAATCTTTTATATTCGGCGCAAGTTTTTCGAGTCAGAGGCTTTTTGGTGCCACAATTGTATGAAGACCACCAATTCTTATCTTTAGGGAACATCTTTTTTAGATCAGATAATACCATGGCTCCGGCGTTAACCGCGTATTCTATATCACTTGTTAATTTATTTGTATCTAGATTATAAGACTTTGCAGTTTTATAGTTAACTTGAGAAATGCCGAAATCTTGAAAAATGCAAGATGTCGTCCCTTCTAAAGTTAATCCGCATTCATATTTTATTGCAGTTTTGTCATATCCTGATTCTTGCATCAAAATTGCTGTATATACGTTACTTGGGATCTTGTATATCTTCGCTGCTTTGTAAATCTGGTTGCTCAGATCCATCGCTCTTGTATTCTTCATAGACGGTTTGTTCTTTTTGATCTGGCAATAAATTGGATGCTTCTGGCAATTCGTTTTTGCTTGAGCTGGACTTAGCATCACCATTAGCGTCATCATCATTAGGACTACTAGATCTTTCATGGGTACCTCTTATAAGTTGTTCTGCCTTTTGCATGGACATCTTAAATATGTCGTAATTAAAGACAACTCTATTTCTAAAATTAGGAAGTAGGTTGGTTAGTAACTCTTCTACTCCAAATTTGATTTCTTCTTGATTGAAAGTTTTACCCCACCACGTGAGTTCCAGAAAAACAAGAATTGCTTTGTGTTCTTGGTGGACTAATATTTCTATGTGTTTGATTCTCTTGTGAATCATAAAAATATTTAACTTTAAATTGTTGATCAGCTGAGGATTTTGAAGAAGCTCCATCTCGTACAGCCACTTAATGCCTGCAGATTGAGTTTTAACTCTCTCAATCGTTTCTTCTGACATGTTTTCAAGATAAGGATTTGACAAATGCGCTCCCAAGTCCTATGGCATCAGCTACGTCACCATCAGTCGTACGCTCATCACAGTCTAGATCTGTGCCGTAAGTTCTGTTAGCGTATCGGCATGCCAAATGCTTTTTGTTAATAATAGGAATCTTTTTAGTTCCTTTAGCCAGATTCTTATTTAGCTTTCTGGCTTCTTTGTTTTGTAATTTGTCTGCGTCGCTTAATCTGAAGTTCAATCTGGTACGCCATCCTGACATGCCGTCGCTATCCATATACACTAACATAGTTAGCATACTTTTAAACTGTTCCCAGACAAAGCCGTGAAGAATGTCAAGCGTTTTTCCGGATAGCCGGTTTTTGTGCTTATTAATTTCTTCAATTACAATAATATCTACTAAAAAATAGTTTGTACACATTTTGTCGTATACGTTTCTTATTTCCTGAGCCATAGCTTTGCAAACTTTAAGCTGCTTCTCTGGGTATTTTAATTTAGTTATTCCAGGAACTTTAGCTTTAATGTGGCCGTGAGTCAATAATTTAGATCCATCATATAAGGCGTATCCTGTACATGTTGTAGACATATCGAGAGCTAATACAATCATAAGTCATCAATCTTTCTGCGCCTTTCTCCTTTTTCATTAAGGAAATTTTGAGCAGTTCCGAGTTTGTTATCTCGGTTTAGTGCTATATTATCGTCGAGTAAAGTATCTCTACTATGGTTCCTGGCTCTCTCAGTAAGTATGCCTTTAGAGTCTTTTAGCTTAGACTTACCAGTAGCTTTATTGGCGGCAATCATGAATTTACCACTAGGCGCTTTAATAACTTCTACCCAGTCTTCTCCAGGACTTCCTTTTAATGTTCTTTTGATCTCTTTAGTTTCTTTATGCCGGTAATACTTAAGAGCCATTACGCCACACTCCTTGTGGTACCGTCTATTAATTCGCATTCAAATACGTTATCCACAATGCTTTTGAAGATACTGTTGTGCTCGATTAATATGGTAGAACCACCTAGCTTTTCAAGAAGTCTGAGGCATTTCTCCATACTTGATTCAGAAAGATCTTTGAAATATTCATCTAAAATTCTGATATTCATTTTCGATCCGGTTCTCAGAGCTACGATTTCAGATAGAGCTAAGTCTACTGATAGGCATGCTCGTCTGAATTGGCCTCCTGAAAGTAATCCAAGACCTCTAGTTTCGCCATTCATTGTGACTTCAACGCCGATCTTCATATTGTCATTAGTGAACTTCAGTCTAACTGGAACCTCGAATAATTGTTGAAGGTACTTATTAGTTTTGACCGTGAGTTCGGCTAGTACGCTATTAAACGTATATGACTTAACTTCTTTAAATCCGTTCTTAAGATCAGATAATCTATTGAAATATGCTTGATTGTCTTCTAACAGTTTTTCAAGAGTCAATACTTGTTCTCGCAAACCAACAAGTTCTTGAGTCTTTACATCAATTTGGGCTTGGTAATCAACTAAAGGTGTGCTTTCCAGAGCCGCTATTTGAGTCTTTACATTTGCAATATTTTGATTTAGCTGGTTAATGTTTCTGTCGATTAAAGCTATCTCATTATTCTTATTAGTAATTTGATGGCCCGCGGATTCAATTTGGTTTTTGGCGTTTTGGTACCCTGCTTTTTGATTAGCTAATTGTGTTAGTTGTTCAGTAAGCTGTTGCTTATCGTGCGGAGTGAACTCTGATATTTGTTTTGTATAATCATTAACAAACACGCCATTCTCGCGAATTTGATTTTTAAGATCTTCTATTTCTTTCTCAGCATGACTTGTGTCGGCGTCCTCCATATCAGACCCGCACATGGGACATTTTTGTGATGGATCATTTACAAAATTTTGTAATTTGTCAAGTTTAGTTACTAACGTAGTAGACTGCCTATCATAAAAATTAAGCTGGCTCTGAAGAGACACTAGTTGTTTATTGTGCGAATCAATGTTAGCTATATCATTTCTGATTCCAGCCATAGTCTGATCCATTTCATCCAGAGCTGCTTGGACTACTATAAGATCATTAGGATCAACTGGTTGTGGAATAGAGTTAACTACTGTTTGCCTATTTGCAGCAGCCACACTAATGTCATGATCGTATCCTCTAATTTGGTTATTTAAAAGATTTAGCTGGTTTTGTCTAGCTTCAGTTTGTTGGGCATCTTGTTGCTTGATGTATTCTATTTCTTTGCTACAATGGTCAGACTTAAGATTAGCCTCTCTAAGATCCATTTGGATATTATTGATCTTGTCTTGTGTGATTTTTTGAAGAGACATTACCTCTTTTCTGGCTTTATCGAATATTTGAAGGTCTTGAATCTCTGATAAAATCTTACCTCGGTCTTCTTGAGAGGCCGTGATGAACTTTTTAGGATAGTTTTGAGGAAAATACACAGTTTGACAAAATGTATCAAATGTCATACCGACCAACTCTTCAATCATTTTTTGAGTTTCTCTGGCGTCTTTTCCTTTTATTTTTTCATTAGTTCCGATGTTCTCGATCCATACGTCGTTAGGCTTTCTAGTTCTATGTATGGCCACCCCTTCAAGCTCAATAAGAACACCACAAGACTTTTGGCCGCTTTTAATGACGTCGTCGATATTAGCGTCTTTAGGAATCTTGCCGTACAATCCCCAGGCCAGTGCATTTAGTACTGCTGATTTGCCTGAGCCTTCTGAAGTTTCGTCATCTCTGTTATATCCGTCGATTAATGTTACTCCGTCTTTGACTTTGAATATAAGTTTTTCCCAAGATAGAAAATTGTTAGCTCTAATAGACTTTATCACTTAACCGCCTCCAAGATCTCTAAACCTAATTGAGTTGTTTCTGGATCCAATCCTTTAATATTAGTACTCCATTCTTCAAATTTAGAGAAGTTGTCAGCCGTCTCGTCAATCTGGATTCCGTTCATAAATTCGTCAGTTGGTCTTTCGACTATTTTAATACCTTCAGGAATGGTCGAATTTGTCTTCCATTTAAGAATGTTTTCTGAAGTTCCATTAAGAATTAGCCTGATATGATCTCCATTTTTATAAATCTCCATTGTAGAATCAGTATCACAGTTGATTTCTTCAGTGATATGTTTAGGAAATGGAGTAGATAAAAACCTCATAGAATAGTCTTCTGAGTCGAATAGAGCTATATACTTATTCTGATTAGACTCTCCAAAACTGTGGCTAAAAGGAGTTCCTACGTACGTGAGGTTCTCTTTCTCTTGAAATTTGTGGTAGTGGCCAGATATTACTTTTTTGAATTTAGACAAATCAGATAACTGAAGACCACCTTCAGAGATATATCCGTTTCCATAATCAAATGATACTACATCGAGGTGTCCGATTAAAACGTCTTTGTTTATTTTATCTAAATGGCCTTTTAGCTTATCCATGTCGTGAAAGTATGGTAGAAGAGCGATGCTTGACTTGTCATCTTTTTGGACATAGTAATCATATAGGTATGCGGAGGCCTCTCCTTCTTCATTTATATGCAAATATGACGGATAGTCTACCACTGATACGTTGTGCAATTCTTTTAAGACTTGCAGTGCGTGATCTTGGCACTCGAGATTAAAATAATCATGGTTGCCTACTAGTACAATAAAATTAAGAAGACTCTCAGCCAACCAGTCGTGTACCAGGTTTAAACTTTTGCCGCGTATGACTTCTTTCGTATCCAGGACATCACCGGTAAGAATAACATTTTTGATATTATGTTCTTTGGCTGTCTTTTCTACAAATTCAAAAAGCTTCTTAGATTGTTCTAAGTTTTTGTTTTTGACGTGAGGATCTCCTACAATAATAAAATTCATTACTGTCCTTTCTTTGGAGGTAAAATTTTAAAACCTTCTGCGGATATTCTAAAATTCATTTGTTTTGGGAATAATTTAGGTTTGCCGTCAGCGTCCAGCTGGCCTTTAGTAAAATGATTTTTAGTTACTTTATAAACTCCATTGATTCCAGCTTTTACTTTGACGGAGTCTCTACTGACTTCATAATTTCCAGTTCTTGCCGCGTTCAAGATAAGGCCACACATGAATTCTAGTGCGCGGCCGCCTGCATTTGTTTCTCCGACACTTCCGATATTAGCGTAACTATAATTGACTACTAAACATGCTATTTTTTGTTTTAGCATCTGAGCTTTGATGGCTCCAATTCCAACTCTATTGGTTTTAGCAGCTCCACCAACTTGACTAACTTTTTCTGTTAAATTAATTTCTGAGTCTTTCATAGAAACCGTGTTTCCATAAGAATCAATAACAAGAAGTACTTTGGCGTCTGGATAATCGTCTTTTACTGCTTTTAGGATTCTCATGCTATTGTCAAACACTTCTTCAGTGATCGCGGTATTGACTACAATCACGCCGTTTGGATCAATCCCCGCGCTGATTAAATCCTGCTCTGATGTCTTACCTTCCGTCTCTACATAGACTACGATAAAACCTTGCTCTTGAGCTCTCTTCATGGCAATTAGGCATAGTGTGGTCTTTCCTGAATCAGGACGCCCGGACACTTGTACAAACTTACTAATTGGTAAGCCCATTACGCCAAAATATTCATTCCACCAGTCTGGCATTACTACGTAATCCGCTGGATCTGTGGACATGATTTCTAGGTTATTGCCAATCCCAATTTGGCTAGCTCTTCTTTCATCTTTTTTAAATGATGCCTGGACTTTATTGATTGTCTTGCTCAGATCAAACATTATTCTCTCCCGTATTGGCGATAGGCCAAGTGTGCATTTTCAAATACTTTCATGTGTACTTTTATATAGTCTCTAATCGCTTCAATCTTTTCTAATGACTCTCTTGCTGCTGTGTATTCGGGGTTGGCCGCAACTTCAATTTTCTTTTCAGTCACGTTTTTACCTACAGCCATTTTGAGACACTGAGCAAATTGAACTTCGCAGAGAGTCTTGACTTTAGCTCTGTCGTCTTCAAAGTCTTTTAAGAACGTAGATAAAACAGACTGAGCTATTAAAAATTTAGACGATAACTCTCTAGCATTCGCCAGAGACGTTGCGTTGAAAGTGATAAGTTCTACATGCTCATTTATTAGTTGTTGTAT